ATGGTTTGGTTCCTCCTCACCAGAAACCTTAAAGAAGTAAGAGCCGTCGTCGTTCGAGTCGCTGCCACCAAGATAACCTTGAGCAATCTTCTTCGTTGCTTCCTGGGCTGCGAGTTCGAGTTCAGAAGTAGTCTTACCTGTGAGTTCGATTGTTCCTGTTAGCATCTCATCCTCCCAGCGGTCACCCGCTCCCGTTGCTGCTCTTGCTATCCCTCACCCTGAGGCCGAAGGGGAGCCCGATCACGCACGGCTTAGTGTCCTCCGGCCTAGCGACGGACACTGCGCTCACAGACTCCCCGATGGCCCGCTTGAATCGTGCTCTAAATCGTGCTAACCTAATAGTCCTATGAGTCCTAGAGAAGGATGGGATCGAAGCGCCTACGATAGAGCCTACCGGGCAAAGAACAGAGTTAAAGTGCTGGCGCGAAGGCGTGAATACCGTAAGACACACAAAGCCGCAGTAAAGAGGTGGGCGTGTACTTATCGCAAGAAGAGCCGAAGTAAGATTCTGGCGAGAGTTTATAATAAGACCTACCATCGAGCCCAGAAACTCCTCGTAATGGAAGCTTATGGGAAAGTTTGCCAGTGTTGCGGAGAATCCAACCCCGGTTTCCTCACTATTGACCACACGAAAAACAATGGTGCTCAGCATCGGAGTGAGCTTAAATGTGGTGGGCGTGCTATCTACCAATGGCTTATCGCTCACAAGTTTCCTCCTGGCTTCCAAGTACTTTGCTACAACTGCAACATAGGCCGTTCCCGCCAACTTGACCACCAATGCCCTCACAAGTCCTGTTAGCCTTCCTTTGTGGGAGGGACTACTGCAACACCAACCCATCGTCGAGCATACCTTGTGCTAAGTCCCTCGCGTATCTATGTTCGACTGCTAGTGACTCACCGAACCAAGCAGGGTCGGGAACGTACTCACCGACCCACTCCCGCGCTGCATCCGTGTGCAAGTGAAATAGGAATATCGTTCCCTCGTTTTGTACTGTTACGTCCATCGTCTCACCTCCCTAACTAACTACCCTTAGAGATTCCAGATCATCCTACATGCTTGGAACCCCTCGTCTGCCAAGACTGTCTTACAGCCAACTGCCAACGCGGGGCCGACAATCTCAGTCTCATTAGGAAGCGGGTGTAGGTTCACCCAAACCCCAGCCCCACACTTACGACAACGTGTGCCCCATTGAGCAGTAAAGAAGGTATTGCGCTCCCACCGCTTCATATCGTGCCCCCTGCGGGTTGCGGCTTCCTTTGCTTCGCATTTTAGTTGAATGTCTCGCATCCTCTAGCCTCGCTCACATACTACCCTAGTAGCACACTCCCTACCCCTTGTCAAGTGTTATTTTCACCTCAGTAGAGCTTCGATAGATAGCGTTGAGGAACTACTTGTCGCCTTATGACTCGTACAACATCTTTGGCCTCACAAATACACTGAGCAATGTCGAAATGCCCACGAATCACCCACCAAGCCTTGTCATCAGCCCGGACAATACCCACCCGGCTTTCCCACTTCTTACTCAATTGCACCACGTCGCCTAGCTTGAATTTGACTGCCATATCATCCTCCCTTGACTCTCCCTTCCGGGGCTATTGGCTTGCCTATCCCCTCATCCCTCTCTGCTTGTGTAAAGGCGCGGGATCGGCGCACCTTGACTACCTTCCTACACTCCGAACACCTCGCCTTGACTCCCCAGGAGGTTGTCACATGGTCACATTCCAGCAACACCACCGGGCGGTCAAATATCCCCTCAGACTCCCGCAGAGTCTTGACTACCAACCGGAGCGGCCCCTTGCGTTGCGGCCCACGCTTGCCACCAGTGAACTTGCCTAAATCAGGGGGAGTGTAGCTCATGTTGCGTAGCGTGAGTTTGGCACGCTCACATAGTCGGGCTGCTCTACCTCGTAGGCATCCGACCCATCCTCATTCCAGATGGAGCAGAACCCCGTTGCAGCCATAGCATCGGGGCCATGTAGCTCCCTCGGAATGAGTAGGACGCGAATGGGTTGTGGGTTGCGTTCAAGCGCCAAGCGCCCGAACGGGTTGTCGTCCTTGTCAACTAGCTCTAGGTAGGCGGCTAGGGCATCCTCTACGTTCCGAAACTTCCCAGTTTGCATCATATAGCCGCTTCCCATCGGGTGTTGCACATGCGCGTGATACATCGGTTCACCTCCATCAATCTGCTACCGTGGTAGCACAGCTATTAAGGCTTGTCAAGTCTTATTTTAAGTGCTACCCTACCCACGATGACTCCCCCACTTGAAAGCCCTGCAACGCAATAATGTTCGTGCCTTACGGGGCAACGCTCGATAGACCACGATAACGCTTGGAAAAGGGCTGCTAGAGGGTGCACCCACAAATCGCACCCGCCCACACACAAAGCGCAAGTCATGGACAACCGGGAGAACCCAAGTCTGAAACCACTTTGTGTCCGTCCGGGCGGGGAGCAAGAGCACAGCCACTTCGCATTCCCCGATAGCTGCCTTCTCCACCCAAGCGTCTATGACACCCCGCCCGTAGGGAGGGTTGAGCCACACCCGCTCCCCCTTCCAACTCTTTGACAGCCCGTTATCCTGTTTGGTGTAGAACCGTGAACACTTGGCATTCTCAGCCGTGGCCGCTGGGTCAAGAGTGAACTTGAACTCTTCATGGAGCGCCTCATAGAGCCTCGGTGGTGTCTCCCACTCACCCGACTCAGAGCTATAGAGGGCTTTCCCTATCATGCCTTGTCTGTCCCTCCTGTGATATACTCCCTGCCATGCGCCCAGCCCGAAAGATGTACACTCTCGGCGGCATCCATGCAGAGTGTTTGGCGTGCCATAGGTGGATGCACTTCCGTGGCTCTCAGTACAGCGAGAGCGTGATTTGTCCCTTCCCTGATTGTATGCGTAGGTATCATATCAATATGCACTTAACCCCAGCTACTTCTAAACCTGTGAGGGAGCCGACCCCTGAGCAAGTCGAGCCGCCTGCGACCGCACTAGAGTTTGACACCTAAACCCTTCTTAGTGTGTGTCATAGCATCCCTACTACCAGTGATGCTCGTCTGTTTCGATGGCGTCAAGAGCAAGCAAGCGCAAGCCCTCTTCCGTCATCCTGCCATCGGCATCCCGATAGGTTGCGCCATCTTCACTATCGAACGTGAAACGGTGCTCGATGCCATCCACAGAGATCACGGTGTCAAGTGTGCCGTCATCACATAGGTAGGCTTCGTACTCTCTTCCCTGGTGTAGTATGGTCATGTCACTCTCCCTTACAACTGCTACCACTCTATGAGTCCAAGATAGCCAGGCGCTTGGCAATCAGCGCACGCTGACGCTCACACTCGTCTATCTGTGCCTGTAACTCAGCTTGGCGCTTCTCATGTGCTACTCGTAGCCGGTCTAGGTACTGCTGAGCCAACGCATCTACCTGTTGCTGTATCTCTGCTCTTGTCATCATGTCACCTCTCACAACTGCTACCGTTCCACTCCGGCCACCACTACGCGATAGCCGGGGTTGAGTGCTTCCAGGTTGCGCTTGACTTGCTCAGCTTCAGCAAGCTCTGTCCATGATGTAGGAGCCCACTCACCGTTCGTGAAGTCAGCTTTCGCAAGCCACCCCTCCGGTGTCCAGTCTAGCCATATGCGTTGTCTGTTGTCTGTCATCGTTGGCCTCTCTCTACTGCTACCATAGTAGCACATCTATCTACTGGTGGAATAGGCCAAACGTCACGTTCGCCATGAGTCATCTCACCCAGGACGTGACCAGGGGGCTAGTGTGCTGCCTGTGCCTGCGCCATTTGCCACACCCACCAGCTGCGCCCCAGCCTATGACTGCCATCACTCCCCCACCTAGCGTCCCCTGTCCTAGCCCTCCCATCCTATCCAGCCACTAGCATAGTACTCCTAGTACGTGACCATAGTCCTATCCCCATTCATTGTACGAGGGGGGTGAAGCAGGGTGGAGTTATTGACACTCGGTTGGCCGAGGGTCACAAAAATTTTCACAAAAATTGGCAGTTGCATATGCTACAATGCTCGTGGTGCTTCAATGAGCGATAGTCTGTGCAAGGCCGACCCTTGGAAACCTGGGCCGAACTATGGGAAGCCCCATGTCCCTGTCCAGGGGGAATATGATGGCAAGCCGAGGCTTCAGTGCTTGTACTGCGGTCGGTGGTTGGAATCCCCAGTATTACAAAAGTTGCAATAATTTCCAGCGGTCAGTCGAGGGGCCTGTTGCATCTGCCACAGAGGTGTGATAGCCTCCACAGCATGAGCTACAACGATGACTTCCAATTCATTTGGTCACATCTCAGCGGTGTCGATGGAATTGCGGCATCAATGGGTATGATGGGGGTGTATGTTGAGATTCCTCATCAATGGTTCATGGAACATGGCTTGCAGCCAGAGGGCCGCCAAAGCACGAGTAGGATGACTTGGTTTCTCTCTACTGAAGAATTATGGAGGCTGTGGAGAGAATCCACCCCGAAGGTTAGGTGGAAGGAGGTCTACAGTTGAAATGCCCAAACCCCTCACCCTCCTCAACCGCTTCGACCGCCTGAACCGCCGACATTTCAAAGGGCGGCTGAAGAGGCCGTCGATGGTGAGGTTCTCGAAGCAGCCTGACCCAGATGACCCATTGGCAGTTGGGCATACCATCATGCAGGACGATGGGCGTGTCTATATTTTCATCCACGAGGTTCTGGAGCCGTTCACTCCCCTGACCGACCTAGTGTTGGTGCATGAACTCGTCCACCTACAGAACCTGTTGAGAGGCGTCAGCCGTAGGGACGATGACTGCCTGAAGTTAAAAAGCGTTCACCACCGTAAGATGCTCTCCATCCTAGCCAAGGAACCTGTGCTATGTTGACCCCCACCCAGATTCGCAAGTTGAGGCAGGATAGAGGGTGGAGCCAGCAGGCTCTCGCTGACCGCCTCGGGGTGAACAGGACGACTGTAGTCAGGTGGGAGGCTGGGGAAGTGAAGGCGATTTCGGCGTTGATGGCGTTGTTGAAAGAAGTCCTAGGGGTACAAGGGAGGCGAGATGTCGATGATACAGTTGGGTTGTGATGAACCTCTCCTGCAAATGGGGGCGAAGCCAGCAGCGGTTCTGTATGTTTCTCCTGAAGGAATTCTCTTGATACAATGGATTGACGGGTGCTCGCCTGAAGAACGATGTCGCGTAGAAGAAACACTGGAACGCGGCGTGAGGTTTGGAGACTTGAAGTAATGCCCAGACACCGAATCGTAGCCCCACGAGGGAAGGGTGGCAAGAAAGCCATCCTCGATGTCAGGCATGACCGCACCTTTATGAAACTCTCCAAGATGGTTGACAAGCAGGAGTGGCAAGAAGTGCTGGGCCACTTCCCTGAGAACGCCAAGGCAGAGAAGTTGTTAGCGTTGCTATCTAATCCTCTCTTCGCCAGGGCAACCATCGGTAAACTGGCGGTCATGTCGGGGATGCCTGCCTCGGAGTTGATTCTCCTGTTCACCTCCGCCAAGAAGGCCGAGGGGATTATCAGGATGGGCAGGAAGCTGCCGGATGTCATGGAGGAGACTGCTGATGATGCCCTCTCGCATCAGGTCACCTGTGAACGCTGTGGAGGAGAAGGGCGGGTCAAGGATGCTTCTTGCAAGAGTTGCAAGGGTGCGGGAGTCGTGGTGGTCAAGGGGGACTTGGATAACCGGAAGCTCGTGCTTGAGATGGCGGGCTTGATAGGTAAGAGAGCCCCTGGACAGGCGATTCAAATAAACGTGGGTGGCTCACAGTCGTTGGAGACGAGGGTTGGCCTAGCGCAACAGTTGTTGGCTGAACCTACAATAGAAGGAGAGGTGGTCAATGCCGAAGCTGTCGGAGACGTTGAAGAACCTGCTGCCGGGGAGTGATGTCAAGGCCCTGTTGGGCTCCCTAGAGCGGATAGCAACTGCCCTAGAGGTCATGGCGGGGCTGAGGCTTCGTACCGAGCAAGGGAAGGACGAGAGCGAGGTGATGGAGAGCAACGACGAGGAGTATGCTCGGAGGGAGCAGGAGGAGATTGACAAGGGCAGGCCAGAGGAGGAGGACTGATGAGCCGCATCGCTGTCCTGGTGCATGGCTTCGCATCCAAAGGTGGAAAGGGCTCGACCGACAAGCTCAGGCCCTACTTCGAGGCAGCGGGCTATCGAGTCTATGAACTCGACTATGGCTGGACGCTCTTCCCCACCTACACCAGGGCCAACAAGAAACTAGCCCTCTCATGGGTTGGCTGGGCGAGAGCATTGGCCGCCCTACAAAAGGACTTGACCGGCAGCGATGAGTTGGTTGGAGTGGGACATTCCAATGGCTGCGCCATTCTCAGACTTTCCTCCTGGCTGGGTGCGCCCTTCACTCAGCTCGTTTTCATCAATCCGGCGCTCAATACTAAGGGGAGAAAGACTCGCATCGGGCCGACAGTCAAGCGTGTCCATGTATGGCACTCACCCTCTGACAAGGCGTTACGTGTTGCCCGCTGGCTGCCATTCCATACTTGGGGACGCATGGGTGCAGTCGGCTACAAGGGAGATGATCCTAGCTATGTCAACTACAACAAGGAAGATGATTTTGAACGCTCCAGCAGTTTGCATGGCGATGTCTTTGACCCTCCCAAATTAAAGTATTTCGGGCCGTTGATTGTGGATGCGCTGGAACCTTAGCAATGTATTCGCAACGTATTATTGGCGACCAGCAAGGAAAGCTAGAGAAGCGCTTGGGCTTCAAGTTGACACGTTATCCCCTCGACCAAGTGGAGGCATGGATGGCGCACCTCGACAAAGCTTACGACCGCGACAATAAGCAGTTGCGGCGAGCCCTGACCCCCGAGGAGGACAGGTTCATCCTCAATGAGACCCTCCTCAGCACGATTGACTACCTCTACCACGCCGAGCGATACCACACGATAGAGTTGGACGCAATGGAAGGTGGGGGGCTGGGCAAGTTGCACCCTTGGGAAAGCCAGCGGATAGTTCTTAGGCATCTGGCCAAGTGGCAGGAAGAGGATTACGACCGCGTGGCCCGCAAGGAAAAGGCTATTGGGATTCTCGCGGCTGTGAATAAGGCACGACAGTTGGGACTGACTGCTATCTGCCGCTCTCTTTCAGTCCACCGTCTCACGACAGTCCCTGGTGTGCGCGTCCTAGCGGGTTCCATTGACGAGGATAAGGTGATGGCTCTTTACACAAAGGACAAGACCATCATCGAGAACCTCCCGTGGTGGCTGAGGCCAGAGGTAAAGTACGACGAAAAGGGTGCTCACATCCACTTCGGCAAACTCGCCAGTCACATACTCTACCAAGTCGGCAGCCAGAAAAGCGGTGTTGGACAAGGGAGGCAGTTCGATGTCAGCCACCTGACTGAGTGCGCGTCCTGGCCCTACCCGATGACGATTGAGAATGACTTCTATCCCGCTATCCCCCGGAGCGCCACCACTCTTTGCATCCTTGAGTCCACAGCGCAGGGCCGGGGAAACTGGTGGCATGATTTCACTGAGCGTATCCGCATCAAGGGGAGTTACCGTTGGAGATACATATTCATCCCTTGGTATGCAGAGGAGAATAAGTACACGTTCACTCCCCCTTCGGGGTGGAAGCCCTCTGACATTGCTATCATGCACGCCAAGAAGGTTCACGAGACTTCTCCAGAGTGGGTGGGCAGGGCAATCATGCTCAAGCCTGAGCAGTTATTCTGGTGGGAATCCGAGCGGGGGGATGCAGTCAAGCGGGGGACGCTCAACATCTTCCTAACGAACTATTGTGCCACGCCTGAAGAGAGTTTTCAGCACACGACTGTGAGTGCTTTTAGTGCTGAGGTGCTAGAGAAGCTCAGGCTCCAGACAGCGATGGGGAAGCCGTATGATGTGAGGTTGGGGGGTATATGAAAAGCAAGAAGGATAGGGAGACAGCAGTCAAATCTATGGAAGAAGCCATAGAGCACACGAGGCAAGAGGAATTGTTGCATCAGGATGATCCTGTAGCGTTAGAAGCTCTGGCAACCATGAGAGGGATAGCGCAGTATCTGCTGTCGTTGAATAGGCCCAACTAGATGGCTTGGAAAGTCGGCAAAACTCATCTTCCTGAGATGGACGCCAACTATCTCGAAGAGGGCTTCGACGGCGACCCTCGGGGGATTCTATGGGTCTATGAGGAACCGAAGCTGAATGCGGATTATGTGGTCGGCGTAGACCCCACCCTGGGACTGTCCAGTTGGACGCGCTACTCCCGCACCCGCGACGATGTGGATACCGACAATGGGGCGATAGAGGTTATCAAGGTGGGGAAGCCGGATGTCCAGGTGGCCGAGTACGCCGCCCCCATTAATGCTCTTGATCTCGCGGAGGCTGCCAATGCCATCGGCAGGCTATACAAGGGCAGGAGCGAGGATCAGGCCGCCCTCGTCATCGTTGAGACAAACGGCCCTGGCATCACCACGGTCGAAGAACTACATAAGCGGTTTGACTACCCCAACCTGTGGCGCTGGGCCTACTTGGGCGAAGCGAAGGTCAGGCGCACCACCACCTTTGGTTGGCAAGCCAGTCGAGAGAACAACAAGATTCTGTTTATGAAGTGCCTCCGCCATATTGACCGGAACGCTATAGTTTTCAACTCCCCCTGGTTAGTGGAGGAGTGCGCTGACTGCACCTTTGACTGGGTGGACTCCACGCTCAGGGCGAAGTGGGGCAGGCATGACGATAGGGTCAGGGCATTCTTTTTGGCTATCTGGGCCGCTCATGACTGGACGAACGAGATGGACTACGAGGGGCCTAGCAAGGTCGAGACCGGCAAGACTGTGCAATGGCAATCTAGGGATGTCAGCTACGACCAGATGATGGAAGAGGCTGAGGAACAGGTGGGGGAGATTTTGGATGGGGCGAGTTTTTGAGAGGAGGGTAGGTATGCAGACCGCTAACACCGTTGGGCCTTTCAGTTGGAACATTGACACTAGTGGGATACCCCAGTATCCGTTTAGGAGTTGGCAAGTGTGGGTGCGCCTTCGACTTCGACGAACCGAGGGTAGTTTCGACTTCCTGAGTGCTGGTTTCTATATAAACGCGCCACAACAAGGGAGCAGGAACTTCTTTACTGGGATTCGTTCTGGGCTGTTCGCATGGACGTGGGACTTGGGGCGTTACCTACCATTGACGCGTTATGTTGACTTTCCCCCAACAGGGTGATTAGATGACCGAGGAGGGACTCATGGCCAAGACCCACCCAGATGTGATTGTGAAACTCCAAATCCCCGCTGAGGTTTGTGCTATCTACGAAGCCCAGGGGGAGGGGAACGAGGAACTGGAAATGGCCGCTCGGTTGGTTGCCTGCGTTGACCATCGGGCGTCGAGTCCCCTCTATTTCGACGACAAGCAGAGGAACGAGTTGGAACTGCTACTCGACAAGCAACTGAACTCATCCGCCGAGGCTCTCGACGCCATCCGGGGGAATGCTGAAATCGAACTCCCCGATGGCCACAAGCTAGTCATCCCCATCGACACTGGCAGGCGACTCAAGGACAGGCTGACCTCCGAGGGCGGGGACGTGAACACCCTCGATGCCCTGATACTGAGACTCCTCAGCCAGTGGGTGGGGCTGTGAGCTTCGACCCTTTCTTCACTTGCAAGCGGTGTGGAAAGAAGACCAGAACCTTGCGCACTCGCCCTGATGTAGACTTCGTAGGTTGTGCTGCTTGTATTGATGCTGCGGTTGGCCACGGCCCCGAACAGCCAGTACAGTGGAGCGACAAGTCCTCAGTGCTGGTCTTCGAGAACCCCAAGACAGGGCAGGTCTCATATCCAGGCCGCAACGACCGGCCCATGCCCGAGAAGTATGTCAAGGCTGGCTTTCACCCCAAGCGCATGAAGCATCTCCATGAGGTTGACAAGTTGCAAAGGGAAACGGGGGTCGTTAACCAAGCAGCACACTTTGACCAGAACAGCCTACCTCCCTGTGATGACCGCTGATGGCTGAGACCCCGGTCTACACCCAACCCTCCGAGTCTGAGCGTAAGCATCTCGAACAGGTGTTGGGATGGGCCAAGGAAGCCCTAGAGGAGGGCGGGATATTCCTCCGCTCCCAAAAGGGCTTCAGCGACATCCAGAAAATCCTCGACATGGTGATGGGAGACTTCGGCCCTGATAAGCAGCACACCGACCTCTCCCGCATCACTGACAACCGCTTTGCCAAGACCTTCTTCAACCTCTCTGCTGCCATGACCGACACCAAGCCCTACTGGGATTACCGTACCTACAACAAGAAGTTTGAGAGCCAGGCAACCATTGCCAACAAGCTCTCCGCTGCTTGGTACTACACCCGGAACATTGACTTGAGGCAACTTGGGGTCATCCAACATGCCCTCTCGGGTGGGAGCGGCTACGGCCACGTCATCTACAACCACGAACTCGAAGACCTCGACATCATTCCCGAATCCGCACAGGATGTCATCCCCATCCGGCCAGCGTCGCTGCACACCCTTCAGGACGCCTTCGGCGTGATTGTCAGACGGGAACGAACGGTCAACTGGGTGAAGCAGAAGTTCGGCAAGCGTGCTGACAGGGTGGTGGCCGACCGGGATGCCTCGATTGCCAGCCAGATTGACCTTGTCCACTCCCCTGGCATTGGCTACTCCCCGCCCAAGAGCGGCTTCATGCAGAACCTTGCATCCACCCTGAAGAAGAAGCCCGACCTGAAGATTCCCTCGGTTGATGTGTTCTACATGTATATCGACGACCGCCAGCGGAACAAGGGAGGTGTCGAACGCCACGTGGGCGACTGGGGGAAGGCAGAGGGTAAATACGTGGCCATGAATAACTGGGCCTACATCGTCCAGCCTGGTGAGCGCATGTTCCCCCGCAAGCGCCTGATTATCTTCACCCGGACAGCGGTTCTCTATGATGGCCCCTCGATGTACTGGCATGGTCTGTTCCCAATTGCCAAGTTCACCCTTGACCCTGCACCAGGGAGTTGGCTGGGCAAGATAACGATGAGAGACCTGATACCCCTCCAGATTGAACTCAACAAACTGCTTCGGGACAAAGCAAACTATCACCGCCGTGAGGGGAGGCGGAACACGGTTTGGGATAAGAACGCGGCCAGTCGGGCTACTCAGCAACGCTATGACCCTGCCAGGGCAGGCCAGAAAGTCAGGGTCAACGCTTTCCAAGGGAAGCCAGTCGAGATTCTTGCCGAGCCTCCTCTTGATCGCTCTGTTGACACAACCATCGAAGACCTCCGAAACGAGATGGCCTTCCTCAGCGGCGAGATGGATGTCAGCCAGCTTGCCAGGCTCGGGCAGATACCCACCACCGAGACCGTTGAGAAGATGATGGAAGCCATGTCCCCGATGGTCAGGCTACGCAGCCGGGTGCTGGAAGCCTACATGAGAGAGACCGCCATGATGGTGCTGAGCGGGTTCTTCCAGTTCTACGACATGGACAAGCGGATTGCCGTCCTTGGCCCCGCAGAGGGGATGACGTTCGAGGACGCCGACAAAGACCCAGGGACTCTCATACCTGACATTGTCAAGCACATCGACGTTGCACGGGTCGCCCAAGGGAATCCCCGCACCCGTCAAGAGCGAGCAGTGGACTTCCTCAACCAGTTTAAGTTCCACGTTGCCCCTGGCTCGCTGCTGTCAGCCTCAGAAATCAGCAAGAAGCTGCTGTACGTCCAACTTTGGCGCGGCGGGGCAATCGACCACTGGACGATGCTCGAAACCCTCGGGGTGCCGAATGTCGGTGAGCCGCCTGATGGGGCGAACAACATCACCCAGCGGTTGCAAGCGGAGGCGCAGATGGGGTTGCAGGCTAACGTCTCGCCCCAGGGTAGAAAAGCATCGGCAGGTACAATGCCAACTCAAAGGCCAGATGGCCGTATCGTAGAATCTAAGTAGGACACGAGATGCAACGCTTCACAGCAGTTGAAAGAGTTCAGCGTTCTCAGCGGCGATACCCAGAGCGTGTCAAGGCTTGTAAGCGTCGAACTTATCTGAAGTACAAGGAGAAGTGGTCTGCACAAGAGAAAGCGTGGCGACAAGCCAATTCGGAGCGATGCAGCCAGTATTGGCGGGCAGCAAATGAACGACGAAAGGCAGACCCAATTCGGTTGGCTGCTAGGCGAGCGCAACAAAGGGATTACTACCAGCGTAACCGCGAGCGTCGTATCGCCGATGTAAAGGCATATGAGAAGGCCAACTTTGCGAAGGTTCGTGTGTGGAAGCGTGTTCGGTCTGCCCGACGTAGGACAAGACTTGTGGCCGCGCCTGGGACGTGCTCCAGAGAACAGTGGTTGGGGCGATTCCAGTTCTACGGGGGCTGTTGTGCCTACTGCCCTCGTACACTAAAGTTTGAGGAAGCCCAAATGGAGCACCGTATCCCCATCAGCAAAGGAGGCTCTAATTGGCCAGCGAATATAGTTCCGGCTTGTGCCGATTGCAATCTGCGGAAAGGAACCAAGACAAGCACCGAATTCGGTGCTAGAATGTCAGCGATAGGAGGAGCACAGTAATGGCAACCAGACAAATAAACAACGGCGTGGACGTACCAGCCGCAGGGACGGCAGTCCCTCTCAGCGCCACCCAGATAGCCGCCGCTTGGGTCTTCGTCCAAGCCAAGGCGGCCAACGTTGGAAAGATTCATGTCGGCTCTTCAGCAGTCTCGTCCACCAGCAAGCAGGTGGAGTTGTCAGCCACCGATGGCTACACCTTCCCTGCCTCGTCGGTGCCGAACATCTACGACCTCCAAGAAATCTTCATCGATGCCGACACTAATGATGACGGTGTCTGGGTCGGCTACGGGATAGTCTGATGGCGAATCAACTTACACGATATGCGACTGTAGCGACGGTGGACACGGCGGGGGAAGGGTTTTTAGTTCTTCCAACAGTAACTATTCCCGCCGACCTGCAGGCTGGTTCATTAGGATTTTCTGGTGCCAATCAAACTTGGGCATGGCAGTTTGTCTTACCGTTTCGTATTACCTTTTCAAAGATTGTAACAGAAGTTACTGTTGGTGGAGCAGCCGGTAAATTCTACGGTGTTGGAATTTACGACAAAGACAAAAACTTAATTATTGAAACAGGACAAATAGACGCGGAGGCAGTTGCCATAGTATCAACCTCGGTTACAGCTACGACTTTAGAGCCAGGAGTTTACTATTCTGCCCAAACTGCCGATGACGCAGCAACTCAGTTTCTAGTTATGACTCTTTCGGCAATGGGTATATATGATACTCTGAACAAAAATGCTAATCGAGGTGGACTTGCAACAGCCGGTAGTGCTGGAGTTTTGCCAGCAGCCCTGGGAACCATTACAGCAAGTACCAGCAGACGGGCATTGCTTATAGTTTTGGAATCCTAATGCCCACACTCTGCCTAAGATTCGTTTGGTAAAGGGTGATGCTCCTTGACCCTACATGGCTCAGTAACAGTTGCAGCCGCAGGAACAGCAGCCAAGTTGGGTGATGGCGCATCAACCTCAGCGAGAGCCGCTGCCTGGATTCTCTTACAAGCAGGCCGAAACAATGCTGGACGAATCTTCATAGGGGGCAGCACAGTCAGCTCATCCAGCTTCGGCGCTGAACTATCCGCTGGTGACAGTCTCAGTATGCCCCCTTGCCTAGCGCCCAATACTTACAATCTCGACCACATCTTTCTAGACGCTGACAACAGCGGCAATCTAGTCACCTTCATCTACGAGATAGTCTGATGACCCTCAACTACCGAGAGACCAGCGAATACTTCTCAGACTCCCCCATCATTGACGCCTTTGGGCATCTCAGGGTCTCCAACCCCACCACCCTTTTCGACAGCCAGTTTGAATACAACGCTCTCCCCCTCCTGTGGGAGACCGTGCTCATGGCTGGGGGCACGGCAACTCACCTTCCAAATGAGAGCGCCATCCGCTTGCGTGTCACCACAGTTTCAGGGGACAAAGTAACTCGGCAGAGCCGCCAGTACGTTCGCTATCAACCTGGGAAGTCGCAGTTTATTGTGATGACCGGCGTGATAGGAGCAGCAAAAGCCAACGTGAGCCGCTGCATCGGCTACTTCGATGATGAGAACGGCTTCTATTTCCACCAGAACGACACAAGCATAGGGGTGGTGCATCGAGAGTTCACCTCCGGCGCTGTCGTCAACCATCGTTTCGCGCAGTCTGATTGGAACCTCGACACGATGGACGGCAATGGGCTGAGTGGTATCACCCTTGACTTCACCATGAGCCAGCTATTCACCATCGACCTGGAATGGCTGGGAGTTGGACGCCTGCGCTATGGATTCAATATAGCTGGCAAGATAGTCTACTGTCACGAGATTAATCATGCCAACGACCTCACTACCTCTCATACCACCACTGCGAACCTCCCGCTGCGCTATGAGATAACCAACACTGGCACGGCGGCCAGCAACAGCGACCTCCTCCAGATATGTCAGACAGTCATCAGTGAAGGGGGCTTTAGCGATGAGAGGGGCCAGATTGGCTCAGCCTCGAATGGAATCACTGCAATCTCTGTCACCACCCGCCGCCCAGTTCTCTCCATCCGGCCCAAAGCGACGTTCAATAGCATCGTCAACAGGGCAGAGGTTATTCCCTTGGGGGTCTCAGTGTTTACAGGGGGACAGAATGTCTTCTGGGAGCTGGTCTATGATGGGACGTTGACAGGGGCCTCCTACGCCTCCACCAATGCCAATAGTATCGTGGAAAGGGATATAGCGGCCACAGCCATCGCAGGAGGACTTGTCGTTGCTTCTGGCTTCGTTGCTGCCGGTGGTGCAGGCGGAAAAGGGGGAGGGGAGTCAGCAAACATTACATCCAAACTCCTGTTGGGAAGCAATATAGCAGGTGATGTCTTCACTCCCCTGTCCCTAGTTGCGACCGCTTTTACCAGTACCGCCACTGTCCACGGTGAGTTGTCTTGGAAGGAACTCTACTGATGAGACGCCATCACCCAATGGTGAATGGGGTGTGGCCCAGCATGACCTTTGGCAAGGAATCTTGGTGGAGAAGGCTCTTCAATAAGTTGAAGAGTTGGTATAAAATCCTCTTTGGGAGGTAAGCGATGACTACCCTCGGACACGGCGTTCACATCACCGCTCCGCAACCAATAGAGGAGGCGATTGCCTGGCACACCATCCCAGCGCAACTTAGCGCCTTGCGGAAGCAGTTGACGGACGCCTTCAACTTTTATGAAGCCGGGGCTTGGGTAACGAAGTAAGAACCAAGGATGGTGATTCAGTGCCTCCAATCCAATGGCTGGGCGCAGTCGCCTTCGTCCTGCTGGCCCTCGGGGGCTTGCTTTGGGTGATTAGATGAGGTGTCAGAGCTTCAACCCCACCCACGAAGAAGAGTTCTGGACACAATGCACAAAGGATGCAACAAATCAACTAGAAGGAAGGTGGTTCTGCCATGAACACTACATTAAAACGGTTGGCACTCTGCTTGCTTTTCTCGACGGCGGTGGCGCTAGGGTGGGGCTTGGTTTCCCCGAACCCTTCCCACGCCCAAGACACAACCCAACTTGAAGCGGAATGCGTAGTGGTAGCGTCCGCAAGTACGAATATCGTGCCTGCCTCTATCACGCCGCAGGAATTTTGTAAGGTGACGGTGGCGCTACTGGGTAACGAATGGAGAAAGGCCATCAGACTAGAGGCGACCGTTCTCGTAGTGAATAATCTCTCTGCTCGGGCGGTCGTGGTCGATACAACCATTGTGCAGTTGGCAGGAGACATTCAAGGCTTGCGCACTGATGTTACTCAACTACAGATTGACATAGCCGCCCTCCAAACACAGGGTGCTGTCCAACCCCAGATTGACGCTATCAACACCAAGCTGGCGAACATGGCAGCGGCGTTGCAATGACTTCGATGGTAGTCGTTGACCTTGGCCTCAGAATCAACCACCCCCGCGCACTCGTGGCCCTCTGTCTGATTTCCCTTGCCTTCCTCACCTACACTATGCTAGAGTCAGGCCGCGCCTTAGACATAGCCATCGAGGAGCTACGTTACTGCGCTGGATGTTGGACTCGACAATAGGAGTTTTGCAATGGGAAAGCTAGTCATCCTCATTGCCCTGGTACTCTGTCCTGCCCTATCAGCAGGAAACATCGACCACAAACTCCCCGACCTGACTCGAACCATCACCACCGGCTGTACCATCAAGCAAGTCTTCGACACCCGTATCCAAAAGTCAGCTTGGATGGTGACCGTGTGGGCACGCTATGTTGGCTCTGACTCCAAAAAGAAGGACTGGAAACTATGGTACTGCACTCGCAAGAAAAGAATGAAAGCGATGGGTGATTGCGATTCTTGGCTGAAGAT